TTTTTAGAAATTTATCTTATATGCAATATATTAATTTTTGTCATATTCAACATTGCATTTCTAAAAAAGAATTAACTATATTTGACGAAGCAAGTAGTATAAAATCTTCAATCAAAACATATTTAACAACGAATATAAAAGAATATATAACACTAAAAAATTTAAATAAAATAACATTATATGAAACAATACCAACTAATGTAGTAGATTTATATGGTTATACAAGAATTAAAGACATGTATAATTTAATTTCTAAATTTTGCATACCGAATATAAAAGAAAAAACTAATACTGGATTAATAATGGATATGATAATTTATATATATAGAAATTTTTCTGATGATTTTACTATAACTTTTTTAAATAGGCCTAATGCGATATAAATAATAAAAAAGAACTAATTATTAATAAAATATATTTTAAGTTTAATATTATTATAGATAATGGTTTAAAGGTATACTCATCTTCTTTTATATAAATATTTTTTGCTAAACTAGTTGCACAATTATTAGATATAGTTATTTTATTATTAGCATCTATATTTATATCGCCTATATTTATTTGACAATTAGTAGAATTGCAATTTAATTGTTGATTATGTATATAATTTGTTTTGAAATAATTACTTATAAAACATGGACCATACCAACAATAATATGGTTGAAAAAAATTTTTGCTTATAATAGAAATATTGTTAGGTGGTATAACACAAGAACATAGAGGATTATTTTTATTTAAATTGCAATAAAGCAAAATATCATAATCTGATAAAATAGGATTAACAATGGACATTTTTGTTACTACGCTCCTTACTTTTTTAGTAGTATATTATTTGGTATATCAAGTCTGTTATTTTTTATTTTCCGAAAGTGTTCAATTTATAAAAAATGAAGTTAGATATAATTATGAACAAATTCGTAACGAGACAGATTACGTAAGTTCCGATGAATTAATTAATAAAATAAATGAACTAAGAACAATGTTAGAAAATACAAATTTAGAATTTGAAAATCAAAAAGTATTATTACAACAATTACAAAATCAATTAAACAGTTTAAATTAAAAAATTATATAATAAAAGTAGTGTTATAAAAACATTAAATAAAATAACTTTATTTATGCTATATTGTAAAACATCAACTTTTTCAAATAAAATATTTGTTATATGATTTTCATCTTCATTAGTATTTAATTCTTCAGTTATTATATTTTGCATTTCATTTTTATTATCTTCAAAATATTCTTCAATATTATCTTCAAAATATTCTTCAATATTATCTTCATCAGAACTACTATCTTCTTTAGTTTCATTTTCTGTTAGTACATCTGTTATTTTTGAATTTAATTCTTTTTCATTAGCTTCTAAATTTTTTATAATTTCGTCAAACATATCTACTATATTTTTAGATATATTATTTTCTTCTTTCTCTTCTATCTTATTCATTTTTTTTAGTTTATTTATTTTCATTCTAATGATCTAATATAACTTATTTATTAATCTAAAAAATATTAAAAAAATAAAATGTTTTTTTAAAGTTATAATAAACTATAAGTTTGATGAAATAAAAGAACAATCACTTCCAGATGGATTTATAGAACATGCATTATAGATAATTTTTGTCGTATTATTAGAAAATGTATAATTTAAACAAGAATCTAATGTTGAAAAATTTAATGATCTACTCAATGCATTATTAGAATAATACCCATATATAGAAAAAGAATAATATAAATTATTTGATATATCTTTAACACATCTAAATTTTTGTTGTATATCGGTAACAAAATCATTAGGATCAATTATATTATTATCAATATTAACAAAAGTTCCTGTACCATATTGTAAATTATAGTATGTAGAATTAAAATTTATAATATTATTATAATTAGAATAAAACTGCCATATCTCAAATAAAACAAAACTTAACAAGGAGACCGCCAATAGATATAAAATGTTCATTTTTATTGATTTATTTTTTTTTTAAATGGCTGACAATTCTGACAATGATACTAATATGAATAATATGACTTATAGAGAAAGGCATTTTGAACAAGATTTAAAAAAAGATGGTAAATTGGTATCAAACATGTTTTCAGCAGTGAAAGAAACATTATGGCCTTTTTATACTGGCGGTGAAAGTGCATTTAATGGGTGGTTTAAGAATGGAACTACAATGGACAAACTTTCAGTATTATTATTTTCTAAACCATGGGCATGGCTATTGTTAGTTACAGTAGTTTGTGTTTTTATAATATTAATTGTGGCAGCATGTTCACCATCTCCATCTGTCAGTCTTCAAAGTTTTAGAGATCTTACATTTTATCTTGGATTAATAATCTCTATTTTCTGTGTAGGTTATACAATAGTAGCAGTGCTGTTTTGGAAAGTAAAATATAAATATGATTATAATGATTATATGCGTGCTTTAGGTAAAAAATTAGATAATACTAATAAAGTGATGATGGGTGTTATAAATGGTGAAAAAAGGAATCAGGATCTTATGAATATTGAAACATCAGTTGTTAGTAATTAAAGTTTTAAAACATGAATAAAAATATTTAAAATAATTAAATAAAATTATATACATAAATCACTTATATAAAATGTCTGTTATTTATTTTACTAGATGTTCTACTTGCAATTACGATTTATCAGAAGTACATTATAGAAAAGTAGTATTAAAAGAAAATTTAAATAATATATTTAAAGATATACAAATGTCTTGTTGTTTAATGAATTTTATTGGTCAAATGAATACTATTAAAATATATGGAGCTCCCAAACATGATGCTATAATAAGAAAATCTAATAATGATATAATGCCTATACAATATTAAATTACATTTCTATTGTAGTAATAAACTTTTTATTAAAATAATTATTATTATATAATATAAATTCATTATAATAAAATAATCTTTTTTTAAAGTTAATATTTAATAATTCTTCTAAGGTTTTAAAAATTATCATGAAACAATATGTTCTATTAAAAGAAAAGATACTTAATTTCTTATGAAAATATTTATAAATGATATTATCGACTAATTTATTTTGTAATATTATATCTTGATATTGATTTATTGTTAATAATTCATAATTAATTATATTATAAACTTTGATTATTTTTCGTTTGCTTAAAAATTTGTCTATGGATATAAATGTAAAATTACCATTTGATAAAAAATCTATAACATATTTAGTTTCATTATTTATGTCATTAAAATATATTTTATTATCAAATATTTTTTTTAATCTTTCTCTTAAGTTATCTCCAACAAAAATAGTTATATGATTATAATTAAATGCATTAATAAATTCTTTGTTGTAATTATTAAGTATCAAATCACCTATTTTCAAATAATTTATTATTTCTTTATTAGAATAATTATTGATCATTTAATCTTTTAAAAATTTTTAAATGGGTGCTAGTTTATCAGTACAAACATTAATTCAAAATACTACTAATACAATAAATAATTCATTAACTAATATTGCAGCCGCTTCTTCTACAGCAAATTGTATAGTAAATATTGGTTCTATTAGTTTTACTAATTCTGAAAACTGTGCATTAAAAGTAGCCAATAATTGTTCTGCTAGTGCTACTGCAAGTATTGAAGCAGTAAATCAATCTGTTAGTGCAGTGTTTAATGGTTTAACAGCAGAACAAAAAGAAACTGGAGCACAGCTATTTACATTATCTACTAATATACAAACTACTTCTCAAAATGTTGTTAATAATTTTCAGACATTAGTATCAAATAAATGTACTTCAAGTTCATTAATAAATAATGAAATTACAATTCAAAATATTACTTATGGAAATTGTGTCGCTACTTCTCCAATAGAAATAACATTTGTAAATTCAGGACAAGCTTCTGCTAATTGTGCAATAGATATTGTTAATACTGTTTTAGTTTCTGCAGTAAATCAAAGTACAGCTGTTCAGCTTTCTACTAATTCAAATATTTATATTTTAATTGCTTTAATTGCATTTGCTGGTATTGTTGGAGCTATAATAATTATTGATATATTAAAAAATATATTTATAATGTCTCCTCAAGATAAAATAAAATTAGAATTAGCAAAGAAATCTAATCCTGATATTTTTACTAGATATAACAATAATTTTATGGATAAAAATATTAGAGATGTAGATTTGAATAAAGTTAATTTTAATACAGACAATGATTTAAAAACTATATTTAAAAATTATTCAAACATAAAAAATAAATAATTGTATATTATAGAAACATGATCGCTATAATTATTATCAAATTTTAAAATATTGTTTTTAAATGAGTCACAATTTTCATTATGAAAAATTAAAAAATGGTATAATAGTTTTAGAAAATCATATATTAAAAGATGGTATGATTACTCTATTATTTAATGGATTTGGTTTATTAGATGATGCTAGAAATAATACTATAGGTATAAATCATATGTTAGAACATATTTATGCATCACATAACAATAAAATTTATGATACCAATGCATATACAAATTCACATACAATGGGATTTACTATTTCTAAAAAATCAGAAAAAAATGTTTTAGAATTAATTAAATTATTAACTAATAAATTTAATAGTGAAGATGCTATTAAATCTAATAAATTAGATAATTTATCTAAAGAGTTAGAAAATGAATATTATTTCAGAAGTACTTTTGATAGATTCAATTGTATTTTTAAATCTAATCCTAGTAACGATTTATATTTAGGAGGAAGAATTCATTCGTTTAACAAAAAAACTTTAAAAGATGTTTTAATTAATAGATATAAAGAAATGATGTATGCAGATAATATTTCAATTATAATTAATGATAAACTAAATAATTCAATGATAAAAGAATTAAATAAATATTTTGGAAATTTGCCATCATATAATCAAAAACCTACAATTAAAAATGGAACTAAATTAAATGCTAATTTAATATATTCAAACAATGATTCTTTATATTTATCATTTAGTTTACCATATACAATTAGTTCATATATATCTAGTTTTTATTTTAATATTTATATTAGCAAAACTTTAGATAATAATAACCTAGTATATGATCTTAGTACAGATGGCTATAATTTTATTTATACTGTTTACAATTTTTATTCATATGAACAAATGTATTATTTTTTAGAACAAATTAATAATCGTAATTATTTTACTAATTTATCAAAATATAATATAAATAGTTATTATTCATATTTTATGTCAAACAATAATTTTTTTAATAGGACATATGAAATAGCTTTACCTCTTTTTAGAAATGATATGGATATGCTTTATAACTTTTATTCTGGAAATATAAATATTTATCCATATATTAAAACCACTATACCTTATTTTTATTCATTGCATGATCTTTATATAGTAGGAGATAATAATATTTTTTTAATGAATAAACAAGA